TAACGGAGTCGAAGTGTGGCAGGTCGCCCCGACCGCACTGTCCGATCCAAATAATCCGCTCCCCACCAATTGGAGCGTGGGGAATACGTTGGTCTCGGGAATCCAGGCCAAAGTGATCTGGTGCAATCAGCAGAACGCAGTCGCGGTCTATAACAATGCTCCGAGCGAGAGTACGTGGGACCCGCTCTTTCGTGAAGCGGTCGCAAGGCTGCTCGCCAGCGAATTGGCGATGGCGCTGTTCGGTCGGCCGGACACGGAAGCATCATTGCTTCAAAGTGGCGCCGCATTCGAGAACATCGGCGAGGCGAGGCCTGACTGATGTCATCCTCCGCATCGTCTCCGGCAGATGTCCTCAACATCGCGCTCCGGCGCATCGGATACAAACTCCGCGTCGGCTCACTGCAGGAAGGATCATTTGCGGCAAAGCAGGCACTAGACCTGTATGCGCAGACTCGCGATCAAGTCATGCGTGAGGGGGAATGGGGCTTCGCCGAGCGCAACGTGGCGATGATCCTCCAGAAGTCAGCTCCGGCCAATGGCTACGTGCCTCCCATCACATGGAACCCGCTGACGAATCCGCCGATCGGATGGCTGTATCAATATTCCCGCCCATCTGACTGCCTCAAAATCCGCGCCGTCAAGCCGACGCCATTGTTCGTCCCCAATTTCGATCCGCAGCCCAATATCTTCGGCGAAGCAAACGATGATACGCAGAGCCCAGCGGTGCAGGTCATCCTGTGCAATGTACCGAATGCGCTGCTGGTCTATACCGGGCAGGTCACTGATCCGACCACATGGGAAGCCGACTTCGTTTCTGCGCTCGCTGATGAGTTGGGACGTGGCTTGGCCCCGGTGCTGGCTACTCTTCAGCAGGCGCAGATGATCGCCGCAGAAGGCGCTCAGGACAAGGCGGTGGCTGAGTACGAGCAAGGCTGATGTACCTTCCAACGGACATAGCTAACCTTGCGCTGGACGCGGCGGCCGTCGATTTCACGCTCGGTGACATCGAGGACGGCACAAAGCCCGCGCAGGTCTGTCTGCGGGCCTATCGGCACTGCTTGATGCAATTGCTTCGCGCGGCGCATTGGAACTTTGCCAGACGGGAAGCATCCCTCGTGCTGCTCGGTGACGCCACCGGCGGCACGCCGAACGTCGGCACGCTGGTTTCAAATACGCAGTTCATCTACGCCTACCAGCTCCCGCCGGATTGCATGAAGGTTCGCTTCGTGCCATGGAACGTGAACCAAAATCCAGGGGCTCCGGAGGGGAACATCGTCCCAGTAAATCCGGCCGCTCCTATAATGCCGGGCCTCGGGCAGCCTCCACTTACAGGGCGCCGTCCGCATCCTGCAAAATTCAACGTGGGAATGGAATACAACTACCCGCCGCCTCCCGGTCAGATCACCTGGGAGGTGCAGGGCGTCTCCCCACAAGGCCGTACCGCGATCTTCACCAACGTCAAGAACGCCAAGGCGGTATACACGTCGCTCGTGCTTTATCCGAGCGTGTGGGACCCGCAATTCAGAGCCGCGCTGGTGGCGTATATCTCTAGCGAAATCATCATGGCCCTGCACAAGGATAAGAAGATGGCCTTGGGCATCAGGGGCCAGCAGGTCGCGATCGCAAAAGAGAAGATCGCCGCAGCGCGGATTTCCGACGGTGACGAGGGCTTTTTCAGGAACGACAACATCCCGGACTGGATCAAGACTCGCGCGGCCGGAACCGGTGGTGGATATCCGGGCTATCCGGGTTGGGGTAGTGGTTCCGATGGATTGTGGGGATCGTGGGATTCCTGCGGTTTCTCCGATGGCACGGCGTACTGAGGCCTGATCGTTTGGGAATCCCGTCAATTCAGCCAGCCTTCACCGGTGGCGAGGTCTCTCCCTCGCTTTACGGCCGCACAGACGTTGCTCGTTATCACATTTCCGCGTCCACCATGCGGAACTTCTTCGTGTCCTACCGCGGCGGGGCTTACAGCCGGGCCGGGACAGCCTTCGTCGGATTCTCCAAGCAGACCGGCCGATCGTATCCTCCCCGGATGGTGCCGTTTCAGTTCTCCATCAACCAGGGCCTCGGGCTGGAGTTTGGAAATTACTACATGCGCGTGGTTTCAAACGGCGCGTTCGTCACTGAAACGCCGGCGGCGATTGTAGGAATCTCACAGGGAAATCCTGGCGTCATCACATTGGCGCCCTTTGTCGTCGCTTCAGCGATAGCAAACAACGGCGCCGTCTCTTCATCCTACGCTCCTGGCGATACCGTCGTCCCCGCCGGGGGCACTTTCACGGCGCGGGCCGCGCTTCTCGTCGCTTCCACAACGCTGCTTTCTCTCTCGGTCAACAGCCCGGGAGGTTACTCCGGTTGGCCGACATTCGCGGGCGGCTATGTCCCTGGCGGCACGATCACGCTCAACGGAGGCATCTTCTCGACGCAGGCGATTGCTCAGGTTCTGACCACGCAAGTCGTCGCCGCGGGGATCACCGGATCGGGAACGGGAGGCACGCCCGGCCCCGCAACGGTCACCGGAACAACCGGGACCGGAACGAAGTTCCAAGCCAGCGTGACGATCAATGCCGGCGGCCACATCAGCGCAATCAATTCGATCAGTTTGGCCGGGTCCTATACGGTCAATCCGACCATCAACGACGAGCCGGTCACCGGCGGCGGTCTCACCAATGCGTTTCTCTTTCTCGAAATGGGCGTCGCAACCGTTTCCGTGATCCAGGGCGGCGTGTTCACCGACAATGCCGTTGGGGGAAACTTCACACAAGGCCTGTGCTCGACTCCCGGCGCGGTCGGCGCGACCTTCAATGCGCCAGTTTTCGGCATCAATGCGCTGACTGTCAAGGCGCCGGGCGTGTATTCCGTCTTTCCAGCAAACCCTGCAGCGCAGTTCTCCACTACCGGGATCGGAGCGGGCGCCACTTACACCCTCGCGAGCGCGGCCGGGTTCAGTTACAACGCAAACGATTGGCTGTTCCTCAATGGCATCGGCGGCATGACGCCGCTGAACGGGCGCACCGTCGTCGTGCAGCCGATCACTTCGACCACCTACGGAATCTATGACGCCTACGGGAATCCGATCAACACGACGGGATTCCCAGCGTACACATCAGGTGGAACGGTTGCGCGCATCTTTACCCTGACGACACCCTACGCCGAGGTCGATCTCCCGTATCTGAAATGGACGCAGTCCGCCGATGTGATGTCGATCTGTTGCGTCAACCAGCAGAGTCAGGTCGAATACGTACCGCAGGACCTGACGCGGATCACGGATACGGACTGGACATTCAGTCCAGTCGTCCCCACGCAGACAGTCGCGGCTCCTACGGGAGTTGCTGCGACGCCAAGCTCAGGCGCAGTAGGAAACGGGGCGGCACTCGCCTATGAGGTAACCGCAGTTGACCCGGTCAGCGGAGCTGAAAGCGTCGCCTCATCAATCGTTAACGTCACCGTGCTGCCATCGTATTTCGGCAGCTCTACGGATAACCTGTCGATAAGCTGGAATCCGGTTGCGGGCGTTCAGCAGTACAATATCTATCGCACCTATCCCGCGTTTGGTGCTGGATCAGGCTTTACCGTGCCGGTCGGAGGCCTGTTCGGATTTATAGGCTCATCCTACGGGGCGAACTTCCAGGATCAGCCCAACATTGTACCGGATTTTTCCCAGACGCCTCCGCTGCACAAGAATCCATTCGCCCGCGGCCAGATTATCAACGTGGTGATTACCGCTGGGGGAACGGGCTATAGCCAAGGCACGATTACTTATTCGATCACTACGGCCACGGGATCGGGCGCGGTTCTCCAGCCAGTCGTGAGTTCCGGAGGAGCTTTAGTCGCCGTCATCATCATCGATCCGGGGCAGAATTATCAGCCTGGAGATATCATCATGATCGCGACCGGAGGAACCGGAGGGACGGCTACACTGACGATCGGCGCAGAAAGCGGAACCTATCCAGGTTGCGTGTCCTACGTCCAAGAGCGAAGAGCCTACGCCTATTCCCTCAACAATACCGATACCTACTGGATGTCGCAGCCGGGGGCATATACGAATTTCGATTACCGCATTCCGACGATCGATTCCGATTCAATAACCGGAACGCCGTGGTCCATTCAGGTCAACGGCATCCAGGCCATGGTTCAGATGCCGGGCGGCTTGATTGTATTCACGGGCCTTGGGGCATGGCAATTGACGGGAACGGGAGGATCGTCCTTTCAGCCGCAGCCCATCGGGCCGGCGACCCAGCAAGTCCAGCCACAAGGCTATAACGGATGCTCTGCGACAGTGCCTCCTGTTAAAATCGAGAATTCGATCTTGTACGTTCAGGCCAAGAATTCGATCTACCGCGAGGTCAACTTCAACATCTCATCCAATCAGTATTTTGGAGACGATCTGACGATCTATTCCTCGCACCTGTTTACAGGGTACACGATTCGGGAGCATGCGTGGTGCGAGGAGCCCTACAAAATCCTCTGGGCTGTCCGCAGCGATGGTATTTTGCTTTCGCTTTCCTATCTCAAGGCGCAGCAGGTCTATGGCTGGGCGCGTCACGATAGCCAAGGCCTGTTCCAGTCTGTTTGCGCAGTAACGGAGCCTCCTGTTGACGCCCTCTACTGTGCCGTCCAGAGGTTTCCCGGGACCAACATATGCTACATGATCGAACGGATGGACAATCGGATATGGCAGAGCGTGGAGTCGGTGTGGTGTGTGGATGCTGGCGTGACGCTCGCGCAGCCGACCCCAAATGCGACACTCTCGGCGTCGTCGTCGATGGGCCTGGGCTCGCTTACCGGAGTGACAGGTCTCGTCGGAGGTTCTGGATATTCGACTGCGACGACTGCGCAAATCGTCGACATGGGGGTGAACAATGACGGTACCGGTCCCGGCACGGGCGCCGTAGGCAATCCGACCATCGTCGGTGGCGTCATTGTCGGGGTTACGTTCGCGCCTGGAAACCAGGGCCAGAATTACGTCCGCCCTACACTCACCTTTGTTGATCCCGCCGGAAGCGCTGGAGGCTCTGGTGCCTCTGCCTTGGCCGTCCTCAACAACAGCGCCACGTTCTCGGCATCGGCGAACGTGTTCTCTGTTGCCAATGTGGGCTCAGTGCTTCGCATGGGCGGCGGTATCGCTACCATCCTCGAATATCTGTCGCCGACCTCAGTTGTCGCAAACATCACATCGCCGATCGTCCAGATCATCCCGAACACGCAGACCTCGTCCATTCCTGGGGGCATTCCGCAGCCTGCCGCCTCTGGAATGTGGTCCATGACCGCTCCGGTAACATCGGTATCCGGACTCAATCACCTGGTCGGGGCGATCGTGACTGGAGTGTCTGATGGTGTTGTGATCCCGC